TACTACCACACCTACTGGAATGTTTATGCTTACAATGTTTGGAGCGGTAGCACAACTCGAAAGAGATTATATAAAAGACCGACAAGCAGAAGGAATAGCGATTGCAGTTAAAGAGAAGAAGTATAAAGGTAGAAAACCTATAGAATACCCTGCAGATTGGAAAAAGTATTACGATATGTGGAAATTAGGCACTATTACTGCAAAAGATACTATCAAAGTATTGGATTTAAAGAAGACTACATTCTATAAATTGGTTAGTCAGTTTGAAGCACTTTAATAGGTGCTTTTTCTTTTGCAATAAAATAACAAGGTGGTGAGTGCATGAATGAAGATACAATTAATCAAACGCTATTATATAAATATGTGAAAAAACTATTTCCGTTAAAAGCAAGACAAATAATGCAAGATAATAGCAATAATTTATTTGGATTTCATGGATTAGCCTACAGTATTGGAAAAAGAAGTCTTGAATACTTTTGCATGTACTTTCTTCAAAACACTTTCGTACCTAAAGATGATAACCTCGCTAGAAACTTAGCACCTGTACATTTAGAGATATGGGATGAACTACAAAGGATGTTTATAGATGATTTATGGGATAGAGAAGAGTTTATATTGCCTCGTGGGTGTTCCAAGTCCACCATCATAAACAAGGCTCTTACAACGTACCTACACGCTTATAAAAAGAGTATCTATAGTGTAGTTATAGGTAACAAACAATCAGACAGTGAACAATTTATAGCTGATACTAAAAAGATGTTACAAAATCCTTATATTACTAAAGCATTTGGTGATTTTTTTAATAAACGTGATAGAACAGTTAATAAACAGGAATTAGAACTCACTAACAATACTAAAATACAAGCCTTCTCATGGGGTTCAAGTGTCAGGGGTACAACGTATGGAAGTATTGATGGAATAGTAAGACCTGCGTGTATTATCTTAGATGATGTACTTTCAGAGGATGATGTATTGAATGATGGAGCAAAAGAAAAAGTACTTAATAAGTTTTATAAAGAAATAGCAGAAGTTGGAGATACAGAAGTCATCAGAGATGGAGTTAAAATTAAATCCGCTAGTAAATTTTTAGTTATCGGTACACCTTTATCTAGCACAGATTTTATTAATACAGTATCAGAGGATGTTACTTTCAAAGTATTTCACCGCAGGGTTGTAGATTTTGAAGTAGATGATTATTTTGATAATAATGAATACTGGCAACATTATAAACGATTATTATTTAATGATAAGTTGGATAAAGAAGATAAAGACATTTTGCTGAAAGAATATTATACAAAATACAGGCAAGAAATGATATTTCCTACAATTTGGGAAAAATACGAATGTGATAAGTTGGCACAGAAGTTTTTTACTAAGCGTACCGCATTTATGCAAGAGTTAATGTGTGATTGCCAAAATGTAGGTAATAGATGGTTTAAAGGTACACGCACACAAAGCGTAATAGATATTGAAAACCATATTTTTAATAAAACAATATTGCAATGCGACCCAGCATCATCAACTAATGATAAGTCGGATTATTCAGCAATGTTAGTTGGTTCAATCTGTAATAGCAATGGATTTACATATATACGCAAAGGAATATTAGTTAAATTAAGCTTTACTGATTTATGTAATAAAATAATTAAAATACTAAAGGACTATAAGGATATAACGCATATAAGTATAGAAAAAAATCTATATATGGGAACGGATGTTTTAAAAATACAGGAGTTAATAGCTGCTGATACTGATTTTAAAAATAGAAATTTTACATTTATTAATAAAATGCAAAAGACTAACAAAGATGAAAAGATTTCAACAGTAATTGACCCGATTAATACAGGACAAATTATATTTAATGAAGAAGATAAGAAATTTACCGAACAAATAAAAGAGTTCAGCGGTCAGAAATTCACAACGCATGATGATGCTATAGATTGTGTAGCACAGTTTACTATAGATGTTCAAACAATAAAAACAGTAGGCAAAGTTACAAGTACTAAAATAGCTGGAATATAGAGAGGTGATTTAATTTGAATGATAATATAAAAATAGTAATGGATGTAGAAGATGCTGATATTACTATAGAACTTATTGATAAACTTTTAGAATTACATAACCCTATCGTAAGTGGCAGATTTAAAACCTTAGACAACTACTACAGAGGAACTCACGATATATTAAATAGAGCAATAGAAGATGCGACTAAACCTAACAATAAACCAGTAACAAACTTTTGCAGTTACATAACAGATACGCTCACGGGCTTCTTTGTAGGTAAGCCAGTTTCTTATACTTCAATTAATAAAAATTATTTGCTTCAATTAGAGGAAATATTTAAAAGAAATGATGAACAGGCAGAAAATCACGATCTTGCACATAAAGCTAGTATAAAAGGTCAATCTTTTGAATTAGTTTATGTAAATGAAGAATCAGAAATATGTTTTGATGCACTAGATACAGATAGTGTAGTAATGGTTTATGATACTACGATAAAGAATAAGCCTTGTATGGCAATCCGTTACTACACCGTACATGATTACCTAGAAGATACTGACATAACTAAAATTGATGTATACACTAAAACAAATATATACCATTATACAAAAGGTGAAAAAGTTAAATTAGATAGTCCAGAAAATCATTATTTTAAAGAAGTCCCTATAATCGAATATGCGAATAATAGGTATAGACGTGGTGACTTTGAAAATATAATCACTCTCAATGACTTATACAATAAAAATGAAGCTGATATTAGCAACGATATAGAATATTTTTCTAATGCCTACCTCGTACTAGAGAATATGAGCGGTACAGAGGGCGAGGACATAGCAAAGTTAAAACAAGATAGAGTTATATTAACTAGCGAGGGTGGAAAGGCTTATTTCCTTACTAAACAGTTAAATGATGCGGTAGTCAATAACCATAGAAACAATTTAACAGAAGATATACACAAAGTATCTTATGTGCCTGATTTAAGTAAAGAAATTAACAGTAATGTTTCGGGGTCTGCGCTCAAGACTAAGATGTACACAACATCTGACATTATAGTTAATAAGCAAAGTAAATTTAAGAAGTCCATACAAACTAGAATAAGATTAATCACTAATATTCTAAATGCAAAAGCTAATAATTTTGTTGATAGTGATATTAAAATTAACTTTCATAGGAATATGCCAACTGGACTATATGAGACCGCTGATGATGTTAGTAAAATGAGTACCGCAGTTAGCAAACGTACTTTATTAACAGAAATAGGTATAGAGGATGTAGATGCTGAAATGAAACTTATTGATGATGAAAACAACACTATGGTAGACGTTGACAACCTCCATACACCGCCTGTAGCTGATACAAATGAATAATAAAGAGTATTGGTCGACAAGACTTGAAAAGCTCACCAATGGCTTGTTAAAGGGGCAAGAAAGAGACACTACATTATTTCTAAAGAATTACAAAAACTCTTTAACAGAAATACAGACCATGACTAATAGCTTATATGCTAAATACAGTAAAGACGGTGTTTTATCTGTTAGTGAAATGTATAAATTTGATAGATACAAGAACATGGAAAAAGAGATTGCTTCTATTATAAGCGACTTGGGAAAAGAAGAAAAAGCTTACATGACAAAAGAGTTAAAAAAGGTTTATTCTGAAAGCTATCTTAAAACAGGCGAACTTATAACAGGGTTTAAACCTAATTTAGCGGTGAGTTTTACTACTATACCGAGTGGATTCGTTGAAAAAGCAATTACTTATCCATGGTCGGGCGCAGACTTTAGCAGTAGAATTTATAAGAATAAAAATGTGCTTATTACTAATTTAAAACAGACAATAACTAAAGGGATGGTTGAGGGCAAAAGCATAACTAATATGACTAAGGATTTAAAAAAGGTTTTAGATATATCTGCAACTAATGCAAGACGTCTAATTCGCACAGAATCACTTCATGTAATTGCGAGTAGTCACCATGATACTTATAAAAAGGCGGGAGTAGTCAAGGTTGAATATCTTACCGCTGATGATAACAGGGTATGTGATGAATGTGATGCCTTAAACCATAAAATATTTAAGTTAGAAGATGCGCCTATGTTGCCGATTCATCCGAATGGTCGTTGCGTGGTAGTACCTTACTTTGAGTAAAAAAATAAATTAAATATATTTTAAAAACCTCTTGACGTGTACGGTTTTATGCTGTACAATGTAATTATAGGTTAGTAAATAACCAATCGAGAGGGGAAATTAAAAATGGAATTTAATAAATTAGAATTAAAAGTATTAACTGAAATGGTATCTGAAAGTATTTTAGGAGAAGCAAAAGTATACGGAGAAGACACTTGTATTTATAAAGAAACTGAAAATTATAAAACAAAAGCAAAGTTATATGAAAGATTGATGTCAGAATATGCAGGCTTTGAACAAACAATAAACGAAGATTCAATCTTTGGAATGTTAGATATATCATAATGCAGAGAATAGATATAAGAATATCAGAAGAAACCAAAGAAATGCTAGTGACTATCTGTAAAAAGGATGGTCGTAGCATGACAAAAGAAATTGAACAACTCATAATTGAAAGATTTAAAGCACTTACTTAATTGTAGGTGCTTTTATAACGTCCATACTTAGATGACATTAAACTCTATAAGGAATAGTCTACATGACTTTAAAATGGAGGTTTTATTAATGGTAGAAGAAATAAAAGTTGAGAATATAGAAGAAAAGGTTGACGAACCTATAGAACCAAAAGAAGAAATCAAAGAAGAAATTAAAACATTTACGCAAGATGAAATGGATAAGATCATAGAAAAAAGATTAGCGAGGGCAAGCAAAAAAGCTGATGAAGAAAAAGTTGAAGCAGAAAAGTTGGCTAAAATGTCTGAAACTGAAAGAGCAACCGCAGAGTTCGAGAAAGAAAAAGCTAGCTTTGCAGAAGAAAGAAAGCAATATCAGAAAGAAAAGCTTGAATTGCAAGTTGTAAAAGAACTATCAACTAAAGGATTGCCTACAGACTTTAGCAAGTATCTTATTTCAGAGGATGCAGAAGGATGTATGAGTAATATAAAAGAGTTTGAAGTACACTGGCAACAAGCTATAGAAAAGGCAGTAAATGAGAAGTTAAGAGGTACTACTCCTAAAACTGGTGGTGGTGGTGTAACAGTTAATCCATTTGAACAAGGGGTTAATTTCAATTTAACAGAGCAAGGCAAAATGTTCAAAGAAAATCCTACACTAGCAAGAAGTTACATGAATAAAAAATAATATAAAAGGTGGTTTTATAAATGGCAGCAGTTAAAATTAGTGATGTAATAATTCCAGAGGTATTCAATCCTTATATAGTAGCAGAGGTAAACAGACTTGACGCATTCGTTCAAAGTGGAATAATTGGAGCAGATTCAGACCTAGATTCCCTAGCAACAGGTGGCGGAACATTAATCAATATGCCTTATTTCAACGATTTGGATGGTGACAGTGAAGAATTATCAGATTCAGTTGCATTGTCAGTTGCAGGAATAACAAGCGGACAGGATGCAGCAAGACTACAAATGAGAGGTAAAGCATGGGGAGCAAACGAACTCGCAGGCTCATTAAGTGGTACAGACCCAATGGCAGTTATCGGCGGTAAAGTTGCTAAGTTTTGGACA